CTGTGGGGGTATTGACAAGAGGGTATTGATGTATTATCTTTGTTGCATCTCTTAACCTACCACACAGGGGTGTCGTGAGATGACTAACCTTAGTTTGGCTACATCTGTAGCGTGTTTGAGGCAGTTGTGTGGGGAGACAGCTTAACGGCGTGTTAAGTTGCCGAGACCGCAAGGTATCGGGTTGTGACGAAGCGGAACTCAGCGGTGAAGCAGAGGACGTGGAGCACTAACTTTCCCGAAGGGCAACCTCGTTTTTTTTTAAACGTGGCGCCTTTTAGGGAGAGTTATGTCTTCGCAGAATCTAGCAATAAAGCAGTCCTGTATACTAGTAGTGATGAGTACAGCGAGATGAGTACAGTGAGCACGGGCGCGAGAAGAAATAAATATATTTACTACACGCTAGTTACTAGTTACTACTGCGCGCGAAGAAAAAAAAAATTAACATAGCGCATACAACAACAGAATATATTTCTTATCTTTGTCCTATGAGCAATAAACTTATCACACAGGGAACACTGAAGTTGGTGGGCGAACGCAAGTCATTCAACAGCGGGTCGTACAAAACTGAATTTGTTCTTACCGTTCCTGGGCAGTATCCCAAGGACGTAGCCTTTGAGGCTTGGAAGGAGAAGTCAGATTTAATCTCCACTATGCGTGTGGGAGACACGTTGGAGGTTGCATTTGACTTGGACGGGCGAGAGTGGAACGGACGTTACTTCGTCTCACTGAAAGCCTACGACATCAAGCGTACTGGTGCTACTACATCACAGCCTGTAACACAAGCACAGCACGTGACACGCAACACGGTTCAAGCTGCTGATGCTGTTCAAGCACAAGCACTGCAACAGAACTTGCAAGCGGTACAGGCAGCGCAGCCTTACGGTGACCCAATGTACGTAGCTACGCCAGACTCTGACCTTCCCTTCTGATGACTGATATTCAATTCATCGACGATATCTACGAGGTGTCCATTGGCAACAACCCGAAAGAAGATATGCGATACACAGTGGGTAGAGCGTACAGGGTTGCAGCTAAGTCAGTGACGATAACAGAAATCGTCTACGACCAGAACTCATACTTCACCCACGGTGAACGCAGAGTCTACATCTACGGGATGTCGTCCGATGGAGATGAGTTTCTGTGGAAGATTATCGAAGGTCAGCCCTGCACCATTACCCGCAAAGTATGAAACTGATTGAAGCCCAAGTGCTGTCTCAACTGATTGGAGAAATCAGTGGACCACCCGCAGAGAAAGTAAAAGCTATAGTAAAGATTTACGGCATCTACGGGCGAGAGTACGACGAAGAGTTGTTCAACAGATTCTTCAAGTGTGACGTAAGCTTCCTTGAAGACTTTCTTGTAGACCTAGCTTCTGATGCTCTAACACTTGGCTGTCAGGTTTCCATCCTCAAGTCCCGCGGGCTAAAGGTGTATTTAAGCGAAGAGTCAATCGAGATTCTATATTCAAAATGAGCGGCTATCGATTTCTGTATTGGGATGAGTGCACTGGCAAAGTGCACAATTATCCAACAGACAAACCTAACATCATCTCCGACCCAGGCGATGAGCAAGAATCCATAGAAGATGTTCATAAACCCTAAGTTTTCCCCAGGTGAAATTGTCACGTTGGTAACAGACCAAGAAGAAAAGCCACGAGTTGTCACCGCGCTCGTGGTAGTCTCAGAAGAACATATCTACTACGAACTCTCTAACGAGACATTCATCAGTAGGCATTACGACCACGAGATTAAGATACTTCCATTTTGAATTTGACAAATCCCCCCTCGAGGGGGATTGTTATTTTTGTACTATGGCAACGAGCGAGAGAGTAAAGAACCTGCTGGCAAAATATAAATTCAGTGGAGTCAATAAGCCCAAGCGCACACCTGGTCACGCGACCAAGAAGTATGCTGTGCTTGCTAAGAGCGGAGACCAAGTTAAACTGGTTCGCTTTGGACAGCAAGGGGCTGAAGACTTCACGATGCATAAAGACCCTAAACGCAGAGCTTCTTATCGCGCTCGACACGCTGCCATTAAGGACAAGAGTGGTAAGCCAGCAATTAAGAATAAGCTGTCCGCAGCATATTGGTCTTGGAAAAAATGGTAACTAAAGATAAGATGAAGAAGGTTAAAGAGTACGGAGGAATGGAGAAGTATCCATCCAAGAAAGCTAAGATGGCACACGAGAAGAAAGAGTCTAAGAAGACCGAAGCTCGCGAAAAGAAAATGTACAACAAAAAAAAGAAGTAAGATGAAAAAGATGATGAAGCCTATGGCTAAGCCAATGGTAAAGCCAATGGCAAAGAAAGCAGTAGCTAAGAAAGCAGCTAAGAAAGCTATGAAGGGCAAGGCCTGCTAAATGTCAACAGCTAAGAAGACTAATCCTGCCAAGTGGAAAGCCATCGTAGCCAAAGTTAAGGCTGGCTCAAAGGGTGGAGACCCAGGGGAGTGGAGCGGCAGAAAAGCACAGCTCGCAGTATCCCAATACAAGAAGTCAGGCGGTGGATACCAAGGTAGTAAGTCTTCTAGCAACAGCCTATCTAAGTGGACCAAGCAAGATTGGAAAACTTCAGACGGTAAACCATCAGAGGGAAAAAAGAGATACCTTCCCGCGAAAGCGTGGAAGTCTCTCTCCTCTGGGGAGAAAGCTGCAACCAATGCAGCGAAAGCAAAGGGTAACAGTGCTGGCAAACAGTTTGTATCCCAACCGAAATCTATAGCTAAGAAGGTTTCAAAATTTAGAAAATAAAATGGAAGCTTATCTAGAACAGATAGAGGCTCTCGAGTCTCAACTGTCTGGTGACCTTTACGGTGACTTAGACATTCAACAACAGATTTACGAACTCAAGAAAGAAATGGCAGAAGCTATGGGAGTCAGCGTCGAGCAAATCGATGAAGACTTTGACTTCGACTGTCTGAGCTGTGGTTCCTAAATTGGTCTTATATTGCGAGACCAAACCAGTAGAGTGTACCTGCAACGGCAGGTGTAACGCTACTACCAATAAGAATGAAATAAATTATGACGGAGAAGGAATTAAGGGCAAAGCCAAAAGAAGAGCTAGTTGAAATGCTCATACGGTTCTATGAGAGTCCGTATATAAAATCATACTTTGCTGTAAAGAAACAGCTAGATAATCTTGCCGAGCAGATTGAGAGTGCACACATTGACTTCTCTGACGACAACAAACTCTTCAAGTCCTTCTTGGAGTTTGGTGAGAAGTATCAGAAGATAGCAGACTCTCTGGAGAACATTCAACAGAAGATTGACAAGGAAGCTTTAGCTGATGCTAAGGTTAAACGTCTTGAGGCTAAAGAGGGTACGCTAGAATCCTTCATTAAGAATAAGCGCAGTGAATAAGAACGAGTTAGAATGCAAGTCCGCATACGATAACTTCAAGTGCGAGTACAACGTCAGGGATACTGTCACTGATGCTGTGTGGGATTTTGTGTTCACTCGTCCCGAGCCGCCAAAGAACTATAAGAGTATTGAGAACTGGGGGCTGCCCAAGTCTGAGCGTAAGTTTCCTGTGTACTCACAGAAGTTCATTCGCGAGATGGAATCTAAAGAAGGTTCACAGGAATACGTAGAGTTCGTAGCAAATGAATGGAAGCGCAGATACGAAGGACTCTTCTTCTACAACGGAGATAATCTAGAGTACGTAACAGGACACCACTACGCCACACTGCAGTACTGGCTTATCACCGTGGAAGACGATGGTCGGAACGTACGTACCAACCCAAACTTCCGTGACTCGCAACGAGACCTGTTCTACGCCATTGAGTTCACCAAGAAAGATAAGTTCTGTATGGGTCTTATCTACCTGTCCTTCCGACGTTCTGGTAAGACCGCAGCTTCTATCGCCGCTGGATATTGGGATACAACAGAGAACGAAGAATCTGTATTCGCTATTCAGTCCAAGACAGAAGACGACGCATCAAAAGTATTTAGGAAACTGATACCATCGTGGCAAAGATTACCTAAGTGGTTCAAGCCATTAGACACAGGAGAAACAACAGTAACAAAGAAGCTAAGGTTCGCAGAAGCAAAGAAAAAGTCAGTAGAAGAAAAAGAATACCGTGAAGTACTTAACTCAGAGATATACTACGTCAACGCCAAGGAAGAAGCCCTTGACGGTGAGTACTGTTCTTTTATCTTTGGGGATGAGATTGGTAAGACTGCTAAGAACATTGACATCAATGAGCGCTGGAACATTAACAGGGAATGTTTGGTGTCTGGTAACAACATCGTTGGGTACTCTATTCAGACCACTACGGTCGAAGATATGGAGAAGTACTCATCCGACAAAACGATGCGGTTATGGGAGCGCTCAAACCCGAACGAACGGAAGCCAAACGGACGTACCGATTCAGGGCTTTTCCGTTTATTCTTCCCAGCATATTATGGGTACGAGGGTACGCATCCTAAGACGGGAGAACCATTCGTTGACGAATGGGGTTACTCCAATATCGTCACGACGCGTAACTTCATCATCGACAACTACAACTCACTGAATGGTGATGACTTGCTGTCGTACCGTCGCAAGTATCCTATAAAGATTGATGACTGCTTTACAGTAGCAGACGCTGGTAATACCTACAACCAGAAGAAGTTGTATGAGCAGTTTATGTACAACAAGAACTTGCCTATCGACCCCGTTGTCCGCGGCACCTTCTATTGGAAAGATGGAATCAAAGACACACAAGTAGTCTTCAAGCCAGACGAGACTGGTAGATGGCTAGTATCTTGGATGCCACCCGAGGAGGACAGAAATAGATTCGAGGTTCGCAATGGACAGAAGTTTCCTACTCGTGAGTTCTGTAAGACTGGGTGTGACCCGTTCTCCCATAGGCAAACCTATGAGGCAGGTTCTATGGGTGCAGCGATGACTTTACTCGAATCACACCACACAGCGCCCAAAATTAAGATGGGGTTCGTCTGTATGTACGTATCACGTCCAAACCACCCGCACGAGTTTTACGAGGATATGATTATGCAGGCTGTCTTCTACTCCTCCCCATTCCTTGCGGAGAGTAACAAGTACGGTGTGCTTGACCACTTCCACAAGAGAGGATACGATGGCTACTCTATGTACAACCCACTCGACCCCGACTATATGAAGAAGTGGTCCAAGGGTTTCCGTGGTATTGCTATGACGCACACAGACAACAGAGAAGCCCTTATGAATATGACACAGGCCTACATTATGGATTACGTAGGTTCTAAGGATGAGTTCGGTAACTGTGGGTTTATGCCATTCAACGAAGTCATCAGAGATTGGCAGAAGTTTGAGCCAGACAACTGGACTCCCTTTGACTTGGCTGTAGCTTCTGGTATTACTATCATCGCTACTAAGAAACCTAAGATACAGGTTGAGGTTCGCTACCAAGCTAGTGATTGGTTGCCTAAGTTCAACAACGATGGTAACCTCAGTAGACGTATGTAATTTACAAAATCGTAACTTGACGTTGTTAATATCTTTGCGTCAAATGCGCCCGAACTATGGCTGAGATTACAGATTACGGATATCCTTCTTCGTTTGTTCCTCCTGTTGAGAAGAATAGTCGTAAATATATTTTAGATTACGCCAAGACACTTTGGCGTGATGCGCAACAATCTAGAACTACGTTCTCTTTCGAGTCTCGGAAGAGTCGCTATATCCAGAACAGAAAGTATTCAGAGGGTCTTCAGTCCATTGAGAAGTTCAAGCAACAGTTCTCGACCACTGGAGACTCTACTTATTTGAACCTTGACTGGGGTGTGTCCACTCCGCTTCCAAAGATGGCGGAAGTTATTCGTGGACAGATGATTAACCAGCCGTACGTTCCTCAGTTCATTCCTGTTGACAGCACATCAATCACAGAGTTTGACAGAGAGAAGCAAGTACTCAAGGCGAAGATGAAGCTTCGCGATAACCTCGGCAGCCTTAAAGAAGTTGGCGTACCAGTAGACTACAAAGATGCTCCCGAGAATGTGGAGGAACTTGAAATCTATATGGAGACTAACTTCAAGTTGGCTCAGTCTATTGCAATGGAGACCGTTACACGGGCAATCCTCCAAGACAATAACGTAGACAAGCTCAACGAGAAGATTGCTAAAGACCTGGTAGACAACAAGATAGCTGGTCTTCGTATCTTGCTTGACGAGAATAAGAACATCCGTATTCGCTACGTTGACCCGTTGAATCTTGTAACTTCTTTTGTAACTGAAGATGACTTCTCTGATGCTAGACACATTGGTGAGTTAATCTTTGTTACTGTAGAAGACTTGCGAGTGCAGGCACAGGGACAGCTGTCAGAAGCAGAACTGTACGAGGTAGCTAAGTCTGTTGCTGGTCGCTACGACAACCCTAGCTGGAGCTATGGTTCTCACGTGTACTATAACAACGAAGTAGACAGCACTAAGTACGACAAGTTCCGTGTGCGTGTTCTTGACTTCGAGTTCTTTAGTACGGATGAGGTTGTCTTCCAGAAGATGGAAGCTAAGAACGGAGGGTTCTACTTCCAGGAGAAGCCAGTGAACTTCGTTCCTCCCGCAAACCCTAAGCGTAAGCGTGAGATTATCCGAAAGAAAATAAAGAACGTATATCAGGCCAAGTACATTGTTGGTACTGACTATATGTATGACTTCGGTAAGAAGCAGCACATCGTTCGTGAGCGTATCAACGACAAGTATTCTACTAACACATCCCTTGGCTTTATTGTTTGTGCTCCCGATATCTACGATATGGAGAACAAGTCCAAGGTGGAAGAGATGATTCCGTTTGCTGACGAGATGATTCGTATCCAGCTGAAGATGCAACAGATTATCGCCAAGGCTGCACCTTCTGGATTTGCTATTGACATTGACGCCATCACTGGCGGACTGCAAGGTATGGGTATGGGTAACCTCAAGCCCGTTGATGCTCGCGCTATCCGCGACCAGATTGGTGACATCTACTACCGCTCGGTACGTGAGGATGGTACACCGATTACTAATACCCGACCAGTACAAGATTTGCCTAATGGTTTGGACCAATCTATTATGGTTCTTACCCAAGCGTACAACGCTGCACTGGAGCGTATGAAAGAAACCATTGGACTCAATGATGCAGTCGATGGTTCACAGCCAGATAAGAAGGCTTTGATTGGTGTGCAGAAGCTAGCCGTATCAGCCCACAGGAACGCCCTTAGAAGCCTTTACAACG